GGAGGGGCTGAGAGGCCCCTCCTCCTACTATTACATAAAATATCTTCTTCGGTGGTGCGGTATATCACATACCTGCGCAGAGGAAACCTGAACGAAGAGCGGACCAAACTGACGCGGGCCAAGCGCGAGGCGGCGGACATGGAGAACGAGGTGCGCCGGGGGAACCTGCACAGCACGGAGGATATCGAAAAGGGCCTGGCCGCTATGTGCCTGAACATACGAGGGCGCTTGTCCACCCTTCCCGCGAAGCTGTCCGGGGAGCTGGCTCAAATGAGCGGCGATCGGGCGGGGATATTCGACAAACTGAAAGGGGCCATAGACGAGGCGCTGGAGGACCTGTCGAGTTACGACGTGGCCTTTGCGGTAAAGGGTGGAGATGATGAAGAAGAGCAAGGATCTGTGTAAGGGGTGTATTTGGGCGGAGAGGATCAGCCATGGGTTGGTTTTCTGCCTATTCCCCCAGTGTGTGCAGGGGAAACTGCCGACCGAGCGGGAAGAGAAGGAGTGGGACAAACTCGATGGAGAGCCAGGAAAAACGGTCGAGGGTCATTGAGATCGCCCCGCAGACGGCGGGACTGTTCGCCCGGTGCGTGGCGTTGCTGAAGCCTCCGCCGGGGCTGACACTATCCCAGTGGGCGGACGCCTACCGGATGTTGTCGGCGGAGAACAGCGCAGCGCCGGGACGATGGCACACGGAGAACGCGCCGTACCAGCGGGAAATCATGGACGCCATCGGGGACCCGCATATACGGAAGGTCGTGATTATGAGCGCGGCCCAAATCGGCAAGACGGCAATGCTGATGAATATGCTGGGCTACTATATGCACTACTACCCCGCCCCGGTCCTGGTGATGCAGCCAACGCTTGAAATGGGCCAGACATTCAGTAAGGACTTCCTTGCGCCCATGATTCGGGATACCCCCGTACTCACCCGCCTTGTGGACACGAAGAGCCGGTACAGCGGGAACACCATCTTGAAGAAGAACTTCCCCGGCGGTCATGTGACCATCATTGGGGCAAACAGCCCGGCCAGCCTTGCCAGCCGCCCTATCAAGGTGCTGCTGTGCGACGAGGTGGACCGATATCCGGAGAGCGCCGGGACGGAGGGCGACCCTCTCCTGCTGGCGCAAAAGCGGCAGACCACCTTTTGGGATAAGAAAACGGTGATCGTCTCCACGCCGACCATCAAGGGACACAGCCGGATTGAAACCGAGTTTTTGGACAGCACAATGGAAGAGTGGAACGTGCCTTGCCCTGGGTGCGGCCATTTCCAGCCGCTCCAGTGGGGACAAATCAATACATGTGGAAACGTCAAGGGCAACTGGGGCACTTCCGGGCGGAGGATCCGGGCGCGGAGGCGCGGGGGTTCCACCTGAACACACTGGCCTCCAACTTCTGCGGCTGGCATGAGGTGGTGGAAAAGTTCCTTCTGGCGCGGGAGCTGCAAAAGCAGGGCGACCCGGAGAAACTCAAGACCTGGATCAACACGGAGCTGGGACAGACCTGGGAAGAGCCGGGCGACCGCGTGGACGACGAAGCCCTGATAAAGCGCCGGGAGATCTATGGTGCCCAGGTGCCGGACGACGTGCTGGTGCTGACCGCTGGCGTAGATGTGCAGGCGGACCGTTTCGAGGTGGAGGTAGTCGGCTGGGGCGTGGGCAAGGAGAGCTGGGGCATCCGGTATCAAAAGATACTGGGGAACACACTGGAAAATCAGGTGTGGGCGGACCTGGACGCTTTTTTACAGACCAGCTTCCACAAGAAGGACGGGACGGCGCTGCGCGTTGCCGCCTGCTGTATCGATAGTGGCTATCGTTCTAATGCTGTCTATAGCTTCACGGTGGACAAGTTCGACCGCCATGTGTTCGCCATCAAGGGCAAGGGCGGGCAGGGCGTACCGTACATCCGAAACCCGTCGAAGGACAATCGTGTGAAAACGCCGCTGTTCACCATCGGCGTAGACGCCGGGAAGGACTTCATCTACCAGCGCCTGCGGGTGGTGGTGAAAGGGGCGAACTACTGCCACTTCCCGCTGGACGAGGGGACGGGGTACGACGAGACATACTTCAAGGGCCTGGCAAGCGAAATGAAATTGACCCGTTTCCAAAAAGGAAAAATGACGGTGGCATGGGTGCTGCGGGACAAGAACTACAAGCGGAACGAGCCGCTTGACCTGCGCAATTACGCGACCGCTGCCCTGGAGATATACAACCCGACGCTCCAGAAGCCGGAGGCGGGACCTATCCCGCGCCGCGTGGGGCGCCGCGTTCTCAGTGGAGGTATCTGATATGGCAGTTTTCAGCAGGAAGCTGTGCGAGGAAAAATTAAAGACCTGGCTGGCGGCGGAGGAGGCGATCGCCACGGGCCAAAGTTATCAAATCGGCTCAAGAAATCTTACACGGGCAGACTTGAAGGCCGTGCGGGAGGAACTGGAGTACTGGTCGAGGCACCTTGTGCTTGCGGAGAACGAAGAGAAACAGGGCGGGAGAAATCGGGCCTATCGCTTTGTTCCCCGTGATTTGTAACCGAAAAATAATTCAGCCCTTTCTTTTTATGTGGTGCGATGGTATAGTGATGCTATCCACCTGCGCTACAAAAAGAAGGAGGTATTTCTATGTCCGCTATTCCAGCTTTTGGTCTGTGGACGGAGCAAGACCATTTAGGCGGAAAACAAGAACGGTCAATTGAAAGCGCACGAAAAGCAGAAACCACCCCGATTAAAGTTGACCGAGAGGCGAAAACAGCAGTATTTTTCGGAAGTGGCAAAGACCCATATAATACGTCTCTCTCGTTCTGTAACTGTTCCGGGTTTGCGCGAACCAAGGCACCATGCAAGCATATATACCGACTTGCGATGGAGCTGGGTATTATCGACCTTCCATACAAAACAGGCATGAGCAAAGGGGAACGGCTCTCCATTCAGATTACCTTTGAGGACGCATTGCCTATGTTTGAGGCGCTCTCTCCAGATGCACAGCAAATGGCGGTTGGTATGCTTTCGCATTGGAAAGAAGAACGGCATAATGTCCATCTTGTAACAGACCCGGCAATCGCCGCAGAATTTCGAGCCTGTCCATTAATGGCAGAAACCGAAGTTCCACCATCCGAAGTACTGGGGTTGCAACGTCGCGTTGATATGTTCGATATCGTTTCAAAAAGCGGCGTTGAATGTCCGTACAAGAAAAATGTATCAAAAGCCACCCTGTCCGAATGGATTGTCGAAAATATCTCGAATTTTTCTGATTTTCTACCGTTTTACACATCGTTCTCATATATTGAAAACTTTGATATAGCACAAGATACGGTTCTTAAGCACTTCAACAGGGAGTTTTCTTTTGAGGAGTTGTAGTAAATTTTGAAAACCTATTGACATGGTGATAAAATGGTGATATTATCATCTCGTAAGGGGGTGAGATGATTGTCACCGCGTCCGAAAGCCAATAGTGAAAGGACAAATGTCTTCTTTTCACCTGACATTATGGAAAAGTTACGCACAATAGCGGTGGAAAAGGGAACATCTGTAAGTGGCCTTATCAGAATGATAGTCCTTGAATATTTGGCGGAAAAAAAGTAAGGGCTTCGGCAGCCCGTCAAAGCAACGCCGAAACCCTATATCACCAACCCCGGAGGATTGATAAATCTATTCTATCAAACCTCCGGGAGAAAATCAAGGAGGTTTTATTTATGGATGCAGGAAAAATCAGTTTGAACAAGGTCTGTAAGGATCGCGGCATTCGCCACGTCGCCTATTCAAGCTGTCCGGATGCGGTTCGCAAGCTCGGGCTTGACACCAGCAAGGAACCAGGGGGTGCTTTCGTGATGGAGGACGGAACTCCCGTTATCCTTTATGACAACAGCATGACGCCGCTGGAAATCCAGTTTACCGTGGCACACGAGCTGGGTCACATCCTGTTGGGCCATCTGAACTACCGCAAATCGGTAAGAGACCGCTATCCGGATTTTGCGGAAGCTGAGGCAAACTACTTCGCTGTCGCGGTTATAGTGCATAATCTCATCTGCGAATACGGGAAGGAGGTGCTGTCATGAACGACCTCCAGGTGTTCACCTACCGGGGCATTCCCTTGCGTACTGTTGAGCGGGAGGACAGCTTGTGGTGGGTGCTGAAAGAGGTGTGCGGTGTGCTCGGAATTGTGAACCACAAAAATGTTGCCGCCCGTCTTGATGCTGACGAAAAAGATGTGGTCCATCTGGCGGACTCCATCGGCAGACAGCAAGAAACCACCATCATCAATGAACCCGGCCTGTACTCCGTTATTCTCCGTTCTGACAAACCGGAAGCCAAAGACTTCAAACGCTGGGTTACCCATGAAGTTCTTCCATCCATCCGCCGTTCAGGCTCCTACACAATAGCCAAGGCCCAGCCTATGACCCCCGCCCAGCTTCTGGCCGCTCAGGCCCAGGTGCTGGTGGACATGGAGCGGCGCATGGATGAGATGCAAAACCAAACCCGCTCACTGGAGGTCAAGGTGGACACGGCCATGAAAGCCTTTTCCCGCCCGGCGCAGGACCACTGGACGGCGGACACGGACAAGGCCATCAAGGAGTTGTGCGAGGAGTGCCGCCTGAGCGTTACCGCCACCAAGGGCCGGATGTACGCAGAACTGGAGCGCGTTGCCGGGTGCAGCGTCAATGCCAGGCTTAACAGACTGAGGGAGCGGAAGAAGAAAGCTGGTATGCGCCACCGGGACGCCATGGCGCTAACAAAGCTGGACGCCATTTTCGCAGACAAGCACCTGCGGGCCGTTTTTGAGGGCGTTGTCCGCAAGTGGCAGGCCCAGGCTGTGTCAGCACAGGAAGCCGAATAAAAATTCAGTACATAACATATCACAGGGCGCACCCGCGCAAGCGGGCGCGCCTTTTTCATGGAGAAAAGCAGGTGACAGGATGGGAAAACCAAATCTGATCGACCGGGCTATTGCCGCTATAGCCCCTGTCCACGCAGTCAGGCGGGTAGCGGCGCGGAAAGCCTTGGAGTTTGCCAACAGCGGGTACGGGAACTACGGGGCAAACCTGACCAAAAAGAGTATGCGCGGCTGGATGTACCACGGGGGAAGCTCCTATGAGGATATCGAGCAAAACCTGGACGTTTTACGCCAACGGTCAAGAAATTGCTATATGGGCGTGCCAACGGCAAGCGCAGCGCTGAAAACACTATGCACAAATGTTGTGGCGGGAGGGCTGATACCATCCCCTCAAATCGACGCAGAGGTTTTGGGGCTGACGCGGGAGCAGGCGGAAGAGCTGCAAGGGAAAATCATGCGGGAGTTTGCGCTATGGGCGGACACGACGGAGTGCGACGCGGACGGCCTGGGGAACTTCTACAAGCTCCAACAGCTCGCCTATATGGGGTTCCTGATGAATGGGGACAGCTTTGCGCTGCTGCCGTTCAAGGAGCGGCCAGGGAGCCAGTACGCAACAAAGGTGCAAATCATTGAAGCGGACCGCATCTGTTCCCCTGACGGGTACGACCGCCTTGTGCCGGACTATGTGAGGGGATACCACGTCCACAGTATCGTCCAGGGCGTGGAAACGAACGAGGACGGTATGGTAGTAGCCTACTGGATATGCAACCGGCACCCGCACTCCAGTCTCGCCGTGCAGAGCGGGACGCTGGAATGGACGCGGGTGGAAGCCTGTGGAACCGCCGGGCGGCGCAACGTCCTCCACGTTATGACGCGGGAGCGGGCGGGCCAGCTCCGGGGCGTCCCGATCCTTGCGCCGGTCCTGGAAACGCTGAAACAGTTAGGCCGTTACACCGAAGCGGAAATCACGGCGGCGGTCATATCTGCCATGTTTACGGTGTTTATCCAGTCCGCAACCGTGCAAGACGGGAGGCCCATAGGCGAGGCGATACCGCCAGAACAGCTTATAGACAGCCGGGACGAAAACAGTATTGAACTGGCACCGGGAGCCGTTATATCCCTAAACCCAGGGGAGGAAGTACAGTTTGCGGACCCGAAGCACCCAAACAATGGCTATGATGCTTTTTCCAACGCAATGGTCAAAGAGATCGGCGCGGCGCTGGAAATACCTGTTGAAGTTTTGGAAAAACAGTTTACACAGAATTTCAGCGCGGCGCGGGGCGCACTCAACGAGTTTTGGCGGGTGTGCGACGTGAAGCGGGACGAGTTTGTGGACAGCTTTTGCCAACCGATCTATGAGCAGTTCCTTGCGGAAGCGGTGGCGCGCGGCCGCATCTACGCCCCCGGATTTTTCAGCGACCCGGCAAGGCGCAAAGCCTACTGCGCCTGCGTGTGGCCAGGACCAGCCCGAACAAGCCTGAATCCAAAAGACGAAGTGGAAGCGGCTATTATGCGGGTAGATGCAGGCTATTCCACAGCGCAGCGGGAAACGGCGGAAATGACCGGCGGGGACTATATGCGCAACATGGAACAGCGAATGATGGAGGCGGAGAAAATGCGACAGCTCCGAGAGATCCTGAATCCGGCACCGCCGCCAACGCCCACGCCGACACCGGAGCCGCAGACGGGAGACGGCGAGGGAGAAAAGGACAAGACCACAGAGGGAGGGACAGGAAGTGCCTAATAAATTCTGGCAATTCCGCAATGCGGCGGACGGGAGCGGAGAACTGCTGCTGTATGGGAATATTGCGGGAGAAAAAAGCTGGTACAGCGACGATGTGACGCCAAAGCAGTTTGCCGAGGACCTGGCCGGGCTGGGAACAGTCAGCAATATCACGGTCCGCATCAACAGCGGCGGCGGGGACGTGTTTGCGGCGGTGGAAATTGGGAACCTGCTGGAGCAGCACCCGGCCACCGTGACGGCCCGCATCGGCGGAGTGTGTGCATCGGCGGCGACAATCATCGCCTGCCATTGCAACAAGGTCATTGCCGCCAACGACAGTACCTACATGGTGCATCCGGTCAGTATGTATTGCGGATACGCCAATGCAGCGGACCTGCAAAAATACCTGGAGGCGCTGGCGACCATCAAGGAAAACATCATCAGCCTTTACGCCAAAAAGACCGGGCGGACCAAGGAGGAAGTGACGGCCTGGATGGACGCGGAAAGCTGGTGGACCGGGCCGCAGGCCAAGGAAAACGGCTTTGCGGACGAGCTGACAGACGAGGGGGCGGGCGCTACCTACGAGAATCGGGGCGGCGTCCTTTTCGTCAACAGCGTCAGCATGGGGGCCAAGTTCGACAAGACCCCGGAATTTGTGCGAAACCGCGTGAAGCGGGTCGTAAATAATCAACCGGCGGGACAGCCGGGAAAACAACAGGAGGTACAGGACATGGACCCGAAAGACAGCATCAAGACCGTGGACGACCTGCGGAAAGCCTATCCCGCATTGATTGACCAAATCGAGCGGGCGGCGGCAAAGGCGGCGGAGGCGGAAGCGACCAACGCCGAGCGGGTACGCATCCAGAGCATCGAGGATATGGCGCTACCAGGCAGCGAAAAGCTGGCGGCGGAAGCCAAGTTCACCAAGCCCATGAGCGCGGAGGACTTTGCCAAGGCTATGGTCAAGAACGCCAAGACCCAGGGCGCGACCTATCTGGCGCAGGTGCGGAAGGACGCTGACACCAGCGGCGTCAACGGCGTCACCAACACCCCGCCCGCCGACAAGACCGAGGGAGACGCATTTATCGCGGCGATCAAGGGCGTCGCGCCCAAGAACTAAAGGGAGAACTCCGGGACCCAACGCAAGCCCAGCGAAGCGGGTCGCGTTGGGAGAGGACGGATCCTGAAATGAGTGAGCTTTGGCCGCAGGCCGAAGCGAAGGATATGAAAGGAATGAGGACGATATGAGCATGGACCTTGCAGTTAAGACCTACCGCTACGACCCGCATCACTTTGAAGCGGGCACCGGCCCCGTCGCCAAGGCCGTGAAGGAAGCGGCGGCGGACATCCCGGCCCACGCCCCCGTGGTGCTGGACGGCGACGGCAAGCTGGCGCTGCTGACGGCAGACAACAAGGCCAGTGTGTACGGCCTAGCCCCGGACAGCATCCGGGCGGGCGAAGAGGGGCCGGTGTGGCTCACCGGCGAATACTTTGCCGACAGCCTGGCGCTGGAGGACGGCGTGACCGCCGCAGACATCGAGGTCGCCTTGCGCAACATCGGGATCTTCCTGAAATAACGATCCCCGCTCTCGGTAAGAGGGCGGGGAAATTTTTGCACACGAACGGAGGAAACGAATCATGCCTAATACGATCGACATTTATCAGCCCCGATACCTTGCCGAAGTGGTGCGCTCCGCGCCCCCGGTCCATACGTTCCTGCGGGATACGTTCTTCACGAACGTCAAGACCTTTGCCACAGAAGAGGTCGACATCGACATCGTGAAGGGCGACCGCGAGATGGCGGCGTTCGTCCACCCGAAGCTGGGTGCGGAGACGATGGCGGACGAGGGCTACGAGACCAAGAGCTACAAGCCCCCCATGGTCAACCCGGACATCGTGACCACGGCGGAGAGCTATATGCACCGTGCGCCGGGTGAAGCCATTTACAGCGAGCGGACCCCTGCGCAGCGGGCGGCGGAGCAGCTTGTACGGGAGTACCAGCGGCTTGACGATTCCATCAGCCGCCGGGAGGAATGGATGTGCGCCCAGGCGCTGACCACCGGAGCGATCCATATCGTGGGCAAGGGCGTCGATGAGGAGATCGACTTTGGCTTCACGAACAAGGTCGTGCTGACCGGCACGGAGCGCTGGGGCCAGAGCGGAGCGGACATCCTCGGTATGCTGGACGACTGCGTGGACAGGGTATACACCAACGGCTTTGCCAATGTGGACCGTATCATCTGCGGACGGCAGGCGTTGAAGCTGCTGAAAAACGACAAGGGCATCCTGGAGAAGATGGACAACCGACGCTATCAGGCCGGGGAGTTCAACGCCCGCGACCTGCCCAACGGCGTCCGCTATCACGGATATCTGACGGATTCCGGCCTGGAGATCTACTCCTACAAGGAAGTCTATGTGGACCGTTTGACCGACCCGGCGCACCCGGCGATCCGCAGGATGATCCCCGACAACATGATCTTGATGATCTCCCCGGATGTGGACTTCATGCGGGCCTACGGCCTCTGCTCCTACTACAACGACGCCAAGCAGCTCGTCACCGTGGAGACGCCGCGCCTGCTCAACTCCTACATCGGCCACAAGCCGGAGAGAAGGGTCCTGGAGGCTTTTGCCCGGCCTCTGCCTATCCCCGACAAGGTGGATAGCTGGCTGGTGGCGACCGTGTGCTGATATGGGCGCGCTGTTTGACCTGGTACAAGACTACGAGAACGCGGACCAGGAGAAGCGGAGGACCTTCAAAGACTTTGCCTTTTCGGACATCAGCGCGGTATTCTTCAACGGAGACGAACACGCGGAAGAGCATAACGTGGACGGGAAGGACGTGCTGGTTATCCTGGAGAAAGACGATGTGCGGGACCACTCCGCCCACTGGGAGGCCGGTGCAAAGCAGAACTTTGACACCGGCCTCTACAACCGGCACATCATCCTGTATATCCGTGTGGAGGACTACGGCCCGAAGCCGAAGCAAGGGAAGCTGCTCACGCTGGATAAGAAATTGACCTACCTGATACAGAAGTGCGACGAGGAAAGCGGCGTATACCGCATGACCATGGAAAGGACAAGGCAAGGCTGATGGGGAACGCGGTCAACGTAAAAGCCAGCGCGAGTATGAAGGGCCGCAATATTATTATTGGCATTGATGGGCTGGACACCGTGGCGCGAGCCTTGGGGGACTTGCAGGGCAGGTCGCCGCAGGCAATGAAAGTGGCGGTAAACCAGACGGCACGCCAGGCCAGAAAGCTAATGATAGCGGCGGCAAAGGCGCGGTATGTCGTGAACGCCGCCGGAGCGCGACATCTGAACGACTTGAAGCAGAAGAACGCCAGCAACGCGAACATGACGGCTATATTGAACATAGCCAAAATGCGGAATGACCTGGGGTATTTTGAGACAAGTCCAACCACGGTTTATACCGGAACAAATGTCAGGTGGTCCCCTGAATACTACAAAGCGCGTGTACTTGCCAGCTCCAGCCTGAAAGATTTGGACGGCGGAAAACACGAGATATACAAGGGCCTAAAGGCTGATGTGAGCAAGGGATTTCTGCTTAAATTCAAGAGCGGACACGTTGGGATGGTGCAACGAATCATCGGCTCTAAGTCAAAGCACACAAAGACGGAGCGGGGTTTTCCGAGGTGGAAAAACGAGGATGGACGAGTTGAAAAGCTGGTCACATTAGGAGCACCAAGCGCGGCGGCTATGCACGGGATGGTATGGCCGGAAGTGAAGGACGACGTGGAGCTGTATCTTATGGCACGCATCCAGGACCGCGTGGACTGGATATTGGCGCGGTACAAGTGATGGAGTGAAGCCATGAAAAACTATGCAGCAGAAGTGGAGCGCGCCGGAATCGGCAGGACCCCGCAGCTATGCCAGGACGCCTTGAAGGAAATGCTGGAAGAGCTGTTCGAGGGCAGGAAATTCATGGGCCAGGAGGGGCGGAAGCCCCTGACGATCATCCGGCAGGACATCGACATCCCGGAGGACAACGACGAGGATGTGGACACCGATATTTCGGTGGCTCCGTACATCAAAGTCGCCATGACCGGCGGTGAGATACCGGACGACGACAGCCCCCAGTTGGTGGAGTTCAGCTTGACCATCTGCGCCTACGACACCGGGACGAAACACGAAGGGTTCCGGGACGTGGCGAACATCAAGGAGGACATCATACAGCGCGTATGCACGCGCCCCTATTTCGGGGGCGCGTTTACCATCCTCAAACCCATCGCGTGGGCTATCCAGCAGGACACGTCGCCGCCTTACTACTTTGCGGCGTGCGTTCTTACCTGCACGGCCCCGGCCCTCACGCAAGACAGTGAATTGAAAGGAATGTTGTGATATGGCAAGAAAATCGGCAAAGACCCCGGAGGAAAAGGGGATCATCCAGGAAGTGCAGCCCGGCCAGGAGGCGGACGGCGTGGAACTGGAGACGATTCCCGGACAGGAGAGCCAGACCGACAAGGAGGACCGGACCGGCCAGGAGCGGGACGAGTTCGCGGACATTCCCAACCCCTGCGTCTACTGCGGGCCGAGCGTGCGCGGCGTGGCGCGGCAATACACCATCTACCAGGGCGGCATCCCTGGGTCGCTGAAGGAGTTCATCAAGGAGCATCCGGCGGCGCGGGGGCTTATCGTTTCCACGGAGAAGTTTGCTGGCGTCAGAAAGCGCCTGGAAACCTACGGCACGGCGGAAGCCATCATCTACAAAAAGGTGAAGGACGAACTGTAAATAACATTCCCCGCCCTGAACCGGGCGGGGAAATTTTTAACATCAAAGTAGGAGGATAAAAGGCTATGGCATATAAGCATGGTGTATATGTCCGGGAACAGGCGACAAAGCTCATTGCGCCTGTCCTGGGGACGGCGGGGCTGCAAGTCGTTGTCGGCACGGCCCCGGTGAATATGCTGCCAGACCCGGCGGCAGCGTGCAACACGCCCATGCTGGTGCAGAGCTACGCGGAAGCCGTGGGGGCCGTGGGGTATAACAGCGACTTTGCCGCCTATACCCTGTGCGAGAGCATCAGCGTCAATTTCCAGGTCGTCGGGACCGGACCGATGGTGTTCATCAATGTGCTGGACCCCGCAAAGCACAGCGCCGACATCCCGGAAACGGAGCTGGAAGTGACAGACGGCGTGGCGCACATGGACGCCGTGGGCGTTCTGCCCGGAAAACTGAAAGTGAAGGACGGCGCAACGGAGTTGAAGAGGGACGAAGGGTACACCACCCTGTTCAACGAGGACGGAACGCTGTCCATTGCGCTTATCGGCGGGACCGCCACAACGCTGACCGTGAGCGGGAAGCGGCTGGACCCCTCCCTGGTGACGCACACTGACATCATCGGCGGCGTGAACGTGAACACGGGGAAGGAAACCGGCCTGGAGGTCATTCGGCAGATCTACCCCAAACTGGGCATGACCCCCGGAATCCTGCTGGCCCCCCGGTTCAGCGCGAACCCCAACGTGTCTGCGGCGCTGCAAGCAAAGACCAAGGACATCAACGGCGTTTTCAAGGCCGTTACCGTTATCGACATCGACAGCACGGCGGAGGGCGCGACCAAGTATACCGACGTGAAGGAGCAGAAGGAAAAGCAGGCCGTGACCGACCCCAACGCCTACGCCGTGTGGGGCTACGGCAAGCTGGGCGACGTGGTATACAGCGGGTCTGCCCTGGCCGCTTCCCTGACCGCCTACACCGACGCGGTGAATGGCGACATCCCCAATGTCAGCCCCAGCAACAAGACACTCCCCATCGGCGCTGTCTGCCTTGCGGACGGCACGGAAATCATGTTGGACCAGACCCAGGCCAATACCGTCAATGGCTTTGGTGTAGCGACCTTCCTGAACATGAACGGCTTCCGCCTGTGGGGGAACAATACCGCGTGCTATCCGGGGAACAGCGACCCGAAGGACCGCTGGTTCTCCGTGCGCCGGTTCTTCTGCTGGACGGGGAACACGTTCATTTTGACCTACTTCCAGAAGGTGGACGACCCCACGAACCCCCGGCTTATCGAGGCCATCGTGGACAGCGAGAATGTGCGCGGCAACAGCTTTGTTGCGCGGGACATCTGCGCCCGGTATGAAATCACGTTTAACGAGGACGAGAACCCGACCACCGACCTGCTGAATGGGAAGATCACCTTCCATCAGTATCTCACGCCGTATGTCCCGGCGGAGGATATTGAAAACATCCTGGAATTTGACCCGGACGCTTTGAGCAAGCTGTTCGGATAAGGAGGGCCGGAACATGATCAGTGACAACTACATCCCGGAGAAAATCAACGAATACAACGCCTATCTGGACGGCACGAAGATGATCGGCGTTGCCGCCGCGTCCACGCTGCCGGAGGTCAACATGCAGACCAGCACCGTTTCCGGCATGGGCGTCAACGGCGAGATCGACAGCCCCACCCTGGGGCAGTTCGAGAGCATGGAGCAGGAAGTCAAGTTCAACACCCTGTACAGCTCGGCGGTGGATATGCTCAATCCGCTGAACGCCGTGAACCTGACCTTCCGCGCGGCCCAGCAGGTGTACGACAAGGCCACCGGCGGAGGGTATGCCTTTAAGAGCCTACGCATCGTGGAGATGGGCCGGGTCAAGAAGTTCAATCAGGGCAAGATCGAGAAGAACAACAGCATGGAGGCGACCATCACCCTGGAGCTGACCTACATCCTGGTGGAAGTGGACGGCGTGGAGATTTTGGCGATCGACAAGCTGAACCAAGTCTACAGGGTGAACGGCGTCGATATGCTGGCGGACGTGCGCGGCATGACCTGACCGGCGTACATACGCACCCACAAATCAGCTCGCCCCGGCTATTCGCCGGGCGGGCCTATTCTGCTAAAGACGGAAAGGAGACACCACCATGCAGGAGGAAACCAAACGCACGGAGAATGTGCATCAGGAGACGGAGCCGACCGAACGGAAGAACGTCGTCACGCTGAAACGGCCCTACACGTTCGAGGGCAAGGAGTATACGGAAATCGACCTGGGCGGGCTGGAGGGCATGACCATCCAGAATGCCATCGACGCGCAGATGGACCTGTTCGGGCAGCAGGAGGTAGCAAGCTCCCTCCTGTGCGAAACCACGTCGGCCTTTGCTATGGAGATCGCGGCCAAGGCGACCGGGCTTCCCATCGAGTTCTTCAAGCTGATGCCCATTGGCGCGGGCCGGAAGGTCAAGCGCGCCGTGCAGGAGCATATGCGGAAGTCCGGGAACGAGGGAACCGTGATGCGGCTGAAAAAGCCGTACTGCTTCAAGGGGAAAACCTACATGGAGTTCGACTTTGCTCCCATTGCGGACATGAACATGATGCAGGAGAAAGCAGCGGAAAACATCATGGCAATGGAGGGCGTTATCATCACGGAAAACTCCTTCAACTACCTGTACGCCTGCGCGATCGCCGGTATGGCGATGGAGCAGCCGAAGGAGCTTTTCACCGGCCTGCCCCTGTCCGAGCTGCTGAATCTGAAAGAGGCGGTCAATAACTCGGATTTTTTCGAGTAAAAGGAGGCTTCAAGGAATTGCGAAAGGCCGCTATCCGCCTGTCCGCCGCGACAATGACGGGGCTGGACTTCTACATGACGATGCCAAAAAGGGATTTTGCGGAGCTGTATAATGAGGTGGTGAGGGAGTGGCGAGCAACAAAACATTAGACCTGACGATACGCATTGCCGGGAAGATGGACAAGAGCCTCCTGGCGGCAATCAACGGCACGCAGAGCCGGGTAAGCGACCTGGCGCGGACGGTAAGCCGTGTCGGCACGGCGGGCCTTGCCACCATGACCGCGCTTGCCACCGGCACCGTCGCGGCCCTTGCCCAGTGTACGGGCGCCGCAAAGGACTTTGAAAGCCAGATGTCCAATGTGGTGAAATATGTGGGCGGTCTGGCCGACGCAAACGGGAAAATCAGCGGCCAGATGGCAGACAACGGAAAGACCTATGCGCAGAACTACGCGGCCATGACCGACGCAATACTGGATTTAAGCACGCAGATCCCAATGACGGCGGAAGAGCTGACCCAGCTTGCCGCCGCCGCAGGGCAATCCGGCAAGACGATCAGTGACCTTATCCAGTATGACGACAAGGGGAATATCAGCGGCTTCCTGAAAGACGTTGCCATGATGGGGACGGCCATGGACATTTCCGCAGCGCAGGCGGGCGACTGGGCCGCGAAGTGGGAACATTCATTCAAAATGACCCACGACCAGGTGATGATGCTGTCCGACCAGATAAACTACCTGGGAGCCAACAACGCCACCACGGCGGCGGAAATCGCCCAGGTGGTGAACGACGCGGCAAGCTTGGGACAAGTTGCGGGCGTCTCGGCGGACACGACGGCGGCAATGGCGACCGCTATGCTGGCAATGGGCGTGGAAACAGGCAAGGCCGCAACAGGAATCAGCCGGATATACACAAACATAAGCCTGGGGTCCCGCGCCACAAAGGAACAAAAGGAAATGTGGGGATCGCTGGGATACACGGCGGAGGGCATCGCAAAGTCCATGCAGGTAGACGCCACGGGGACCATGATAGGCGTATTTGAGGCTATCGGGAACATGGACGCGGACAAGCAGGTAGCGGCCCTGAAAACACTGTTCGGACAGTGGGCTATCCAGGGGGCGGCGAAGCTGACCGGAAACCTGGGGTCCTTCACGGACGCGCTGGCTATGGTGAGCGACCCGAGCTTGTACGGCGGAAGCATGGAGCGGGAATTTATCATCAAGGCCGGAAACTCCGAGGCAATAGACCTGATGATGTCCAGTACGCTCCAAGCGCTGAAAATCGACGTGGGGACCGCGTTCCTGCCAGCAAAAAAGGAAATGAGCGTGGCGCTCATCGACTTCATCAACCAACTGCGGAATATGCCGGAGCTGGGGCAAATCGCCGGGCAACTGGCGTCGCTGTTCAGCCAGGGCGTTACATGGGCTGGGGAGGCGCTACAACAGGCGCTTCCCACCATCCAACAGGCGCTTGACTACCTCCTGGACCACGGGCCGCAGGTGGTCAACGTCCTAAAGACGCTGGCGGGGGCGTTCCTCGCTATGAAGTTCACGCCGGGTATCACGGGTCTACTGGGCGGCGCGGGAAACCTGCTGTTGGGAACCAAGTCCGGGGCGGGGAACTACGCCACCAGGACCGGCGGCTTGGCCGGTATGGCGTCCGGCCTGTGGAACGGCGGACGGAACGCGGCTGGCCAGGTCGGGGGCCTCTTCTCCGCCTTTGGCGGAGCGGCGCAGGGCAACGGATTTTTGCGGACGCTGAACGCCACAGCATCCAGTCTCTTGTCCGGGAATGGTATCGCCGGGACCACCGGCCTGCTGGCCGCAGGAGCGGGTACACCGGGCCTTTTGAGCGGCTTCCAGGGTGTGGGCGGCGTGATCAAAAGCTCTATCGCCGGGAGCGGGATAGGCCAGTATTTCGGGAACGTTGGGTCTTCGCTGGGAAATCTTCTGAATATGACCGGAATATCTGGAGCAGCAAAGGGGGCTGTAGGCGTAACCGGGCAAATCATGTCAGGAATTGCACAAGCTACCGGCCTGACCGATTTGGTCAACATCATAAAAGGAAAGATAGCAAGCATAGGCGCATCCGCAATCATAAACGGAAACGTACTTGAGCAAAGGGTCGCAAGCTCTGGGCCGGTACAGGCGGTGTCTGGACTGGCTGGGAGAGTGGTAAATTCCGCGCCGGTGCAAGGGTTGGCAAGTATGGCGAGCGGGGCGGCGGGATGGCTCGGAAAAGCGATCCCCACTGGCGCTGGCGCGCTGGGGAGTATGTGGGGGCCGATGGCCTCCGGCTTCGGCGGGCTGCTGTCCGGGGCGCTCCCCATCGTGGGCGTTGTCTCCAGCATCATTGCCGTGGTAAGCATCCTGGGCGACCACCTGGAGGATATACGCGGCATCGTCGGCAGCGTGTTCGGAGAAAAGGGGCTGGCCGTATTCGACACATTCATAGGCGGCCTACAGCGCATCGGAGACTTCATCACAGGGCTGTTCCAGGACGGCGGTGTGGCAACGGCTATGGCCCCGCTGCGGGACGCGATCACCGGAATGTTCGGGGACGATGCCGGGATGGCGTTCGACGCTCTGGTGCAGGTCCTTCAATCGGTCATGGGCGTGGTGGGCCAGGTGGTCACGTTCGCCAACACGACCGTCAAGCCGATCATCCAAGATATTTTCAGTTTCATCACAACGACGGTCGTGCCTATCATCCTGCAAACGTTCCAGACGGCGACCCCCATTATTTCCGGCATCATCAGCAACCTCGGAACGGCGGTTATGACGGTAGCCGGGGTAATCGGCAATGTCATTCAAACGATACTGCCCATCGTGGAAGGACTTATCACAGCGTTTTTGAATATTGCCAGCGTGGTCATTCCGGTGGTGCTGGGCGCGTTCGAGGGAATGAGCGGAGCTATCGCCCCAATCGTTGAAGCGGTGGGGCAGGTCATAGAGGGGATCGTACAAACCATTGAGGGTGTGATCTCCTTTGTGACAGACATATTCACTGGGAACTGGGAAAACGTATGGCAGGACGCGATAGACATATTCGGCGGGATATGGGGCGCTCTGGAAGGATTGGTCAAGGTTCCCATCAACGCAGTTATCGGCATCATAAACGGGGCCATCGGTGGCATCAACGCAATCAGCTTTACCATGCCGGACTGGTCGCCCATCATGCCAGGGGAGAAAATCGGGTTCGACATTCCAAAAATACCGCTGCTGGCGAAGGGCGGCTTTACTACGGGGCCGAGTATTGCGGGCGAGGCTGGGACGGAGGCGGTCATCAGCTTCCAGAAGGGTGTGCGCTCGCAGAACATCGACACATGGCTGCGGGCCGGTGAAATGCTGGGCGTGGGAAATCCGCCTGTGGAGCTGCCGCGCTTCCCGTCAGGCGGCGGAGGCGACCGGGGATCCTCTGTTACATTTGCGCCCCACATTGAAATCAAAGGAAATGCGGACAAGAACGTGGTGGACCAAGCCCTTGTGGAATCGGAACAGCGGTTTGAAGCGTGGCTGGAAGCAAATTTTGAACGGCTTTACGACCGCATGGAGCGGGAGCGGAGCAGACTGGCATACTGACGGAGGGTGAGCTATGGCGACCTACACC